TTCGTGAAGAGGTTGAACTGGATGAAGTCAAGATTTCCAGAAACCCACAACTCAAACTTGGGTTGGGTAAAGGAAGACCAGCAGGTCAATTGTCTTGGCAACAAAAGCAGTTACGAATCATCAACTTCATTAATGCTGTAGAAAAGAATAAAAAGTCTTGGAAGAGCAAAGTAACTCCACAAGGTATGAGAGCAGAACGAGGAGATTGGACAGTTGTTGTTGGTGACCCAGAACGAGGTCACCCAGACATAGTAACATACAACAATAAAAATATGCCTTTTAAACCAAAGGGTGGTAAACTTCCATTCGACAAGTTTATGAAGTTGCTTGATGTTTGGAAGAAAGAGTATAATCGTATGAACGAATCCGTCCAACTTGACGAGATGGATGCCGCGGCGAAGAAAAGATTCTACGATGGAGTCCACGCTGAACTAAAGAAGGTAATGGACAGCAAGTATTATCGTGAATTCCGTGCTTCAAATGGTGGAAGAGCATTAGAGAATGTTATCAATCACATGGGTAAATCACGAGGATATCGTGTAGACAAAACGGTTAAGTCTATCATTGACAAATATGGAAAAAACCGAGACGAGTATGTCAAGAAATCATTCCAGATGGCAGCGAAAGGTAAGATGAATGAAACTCTTGACGCAAAGACAGCAAAGAAAATGGGAATAGAAATGCCCCTTAAGGATAAGAAATACCCATATCAAGAAATGTCAGGACCAGATATCGTAGACACGAAAAAGAGTTACAAGGATATGAAGAAAAAACTAGATGTCAAAAAGACAGGAACTGAAGGATATTGAAGGCATAAATAGATATAACCTATAGGAGAAACTATGAAAACTTACAAAGAATTAAAAGATATCGCAGAGAACTTTGGAGGAACTTATACTCCAAATGGTGGTAGAGAAAGTAAAAGTGTACAGGACACTACCACATCTCTAAACGATTTAGGTAATGAAGAGACAATGGGTGCTGTAACTGCTTTCATCAAACAATTCACCGAAAGCGAGTGTATGAATCCCAGACAGCGTGTTGCACAACTTCGCACAAGGTTAAACACCCTTGGACTGCATTTTGATTTTGACCCCGCAGGTAACTTCACTGAAGGAACTGAAAGTTATTCACTAAGTCAGTTTGGTGGTAGTTTTGGAACTACACCTGAGCATGATTTAATGACACAAGGTTTTAAGGAAGATGACGGCATCACTCCAAAACTTGGACATGGGTTGGCACTTGAAGTCAGTTATAATAAAGCGGATAGTGGGTTGTACAAACTTGAAGCACGAATAGTGAAAACAGAAGACACTGAGTAATGCCAACACAAACAAGGGGATTGATTAATATTATGAATTTTGATGAGTTAAATGATAATAATTTTCTCATGTACGCTATGAAGTTGTATGACAATCCTCAATGTGTAGGCATGGAAGAGTTTAAAGATGACTTAAATAGAGTCAAGTATGTGAAAAGACTTTTGAAGAAATACTTTAACTCTGGTGTGTTGCGAGAAAGATTAATATTAAATCATATAATCATACTAGCAAATGTGTTTGGTATAGAAGGAGCAGTAAGGATGTTATTTTACAGAGTAGAGAAAGAATTACATCCTCTATTGAAAACCTTTTTAGTGTTCTTGGAGTATCTTCCAGAAAAACAAAAAGGTTCAGAGTATGATTTGATTCCGTTAGACCCGACCGTAATAAGTACCTTAAGGAAAATTTAATGAGTGTTTTTAACGCCTTCGTGGCATACAAGTTTATAAAGATTCTTTCTCAACCGTTCAAAGAAACGGATGCATATAAACTTGGAATCATAGACGAAAAAGGCAAAGTACTCAAAAAGATGAAGTCTCTAAAAACCACGGAAGAGAAAAAGGCATATACAATTTTTCATAGACTCATATGGAATCTTAAAAAGACACTAGAAAAACTTCCTGTATTTAGGTCACGACTCGCATCATTTGCCGCGGCACTATATCTTATAAAAGAACACGCAGACCCAGATGGAACTTTAATTGAAGAAGCATTCTTTTCGTATTTAAGAGAGAATGGTTATGATGTTGATGATATGTTATTAAACGAATCTATAAAAGACACCACAATAAAAAGAGGTCTTTACACCCTCAATGGTAAAAGAATATTTGTCGAAGAGGATGTTAATGCTTTCGATGAAATCTATGGAGTTCCGCTATTCAGAGTAAAAGGAAAAGTGGTAGCAAAAGAGGAACTACAAGAAGATGGTGCCGGCGCAATGGCGATTGGTGATGGTGGGAATCTAGCAGGGTTGGATGGAAAACCACCAGTCTCAAAAGGCACACAAAAAATTCATAGAAGAAGAGCAATGGGTGTTACGGGTGGAATGAAAGAAAGTGTATTTACAGGACCTCCAGACTCAAGTTTAGACGATAAAGGTCCTCGTTTCTTTGCGGGTGCTAGAATATTTAAAGTTAGTGGTGAAGAGTATGGCAAATGTCTACTTGGTAGAAAAAAATATGAACGGTGGAATAAGAAATTAGATATGGAATTGAGAAGCGACATTCGCAAATACGCACACCGAAATCCTGGCAAAGCAATCATCGTTCAGAACGACAAGACTGGTGAAATGTCTTACTTAGTTCGCTAAGGATAAGATTAGTTTACCAAGCAATATACCAATAAGAAAACCACCACCACAGGTAATCGCACCTTTAGTTGTTAGTATTATCTCTAGTTTTGTTTGTAACCAGTTCTTCATTTAATTCCTCCATTATCCAATCATAAAAATACGAAACACTTGTCGCAGAGTTTTCGTATGGTGTGTATTCGTATATGGATAAGTGTGAAATAATTCCTACTAGTTTCATCTTACCACCAAAGAGTGCAAACACTGCTCCGCCCGAATCGCCAAACCATATAGTTGACTTGATTGGCAACCACTTTATTTGTGATGGTTGGTTTATCAAAGTTCCATAATACCAAAAAGCACCATACTCACTGTACCGTTTTCTGCCTCCGCTATAACCTACAGTTGTTAGTATCTTACCTCTTGTTAAAGTTTCTTCTTTTTGTTGTAACTTTGCAGGGGCATATACCGAATCACATGCTAGAAAAACTAAAGCAATGTCGGTTTCTATTTCGTTGTCGTGATTGTAGTTTGGGTGAAGTTTAATAGAATCAATTAGTATCTCTTCTTCACCAATAAAAAATGAATAAGCACGAGTGTCAACAACATGACCCGCAGTTAAAACCACATCTGGTCTTATGAGGACACCCGACCCAATCAGTTGTCCTCTCTCGTCCATAATAGAACCAACTGAAGGGTACGGGTCGAAGTCCTCTGTTGTTTTAAAGTATGTCGGTGTTTCGACTGTTGTATTTTGGTGTACAACTTCCCCTGTCTTACAACCGCTTATCCATAACAAAGTGCTTATTAATAGTATCCTAAAAGCACACATACCATTAATATATAGGCATTTTTACGGGGGTTAAATGCCTTTATTTTTTATTTTAGTGTATAAAAGTTTACAAATGTAAAAAGAATCAACGATATCAGACACTGGGTTTGAAATATCTTTTTGGTCTGGTGATATCATTTGTTTCAAATTAATCCTTGTATCTTTTTGAAAGGCACTATGCATGTCTAACTTTGTTGCGTTACCTTTTTGTGTCGCAAACTTTTTAACTTCACTTGGTGCTACAATTTCAATTGGCAATAACTGTTGATATAATTTATACTTTAACACGCCAGTATTTTCTGCAATCTGGAATAATCTATTTCCTTTGCCGCCATATGCGTAACCTTCAAGTGCGACTTGATTCGCACCAGTCAGTTTTGCACATGCCCAATCTGCAATCGTTTCATATCTTTCAGTTTGACAATCCCACTTGTGAAATCTTTCGCCAATTATATTTTCATTGTATGTTCTTGCATACTTTTGTGTGTTAGTCAAAAAATGAAAAGAACAAGTCTTGTAACAAAACTCACCAGCATTGGCATGGTAAACGCATATTGCTGGTCCTCTTAAACTATAATCTATCCCTGCTATAATCATTTTTCTTTACCATCTAAATCGTTAGGAAACAACGCAACAATGATGCACAATATTAATCCCATGATGCTAGTTAGTGTATCTTCCACAATACTATTTATAAAAAAACACCCCACATATTCGTGAGGTGTTTCTTTTAATTTTAAGTGGTTTAAGTTAGAACTTAACTTGAAGTTGAGTACGAACGAGGTACTCTCCACTTTCGGTGCTTGAACGCCAACCAGTCTCACCGAGATTCCAATCTGAACTAATGCCGTTGAGTGCATAACCGAAATCGGTAGTCCACTTAACATTATCATTAATCCAGTAGTTAGCACCTACAGTGAAAACACTGAGGTCCTCGGTTGCACCTTCAATGCGACCATACTCATATGCAACGAAACCTTGTAGGTTATCCATGCATTGGTATGCGGCACTGAGAGTTGTCGCCCAATCACTTGACGCATCATGGTTAACACCAACATATGCGGCGGTTAAATCTAAACCACCGAAGTTCATGCCAGTATCTACTGTGTATGTCCAGTAGTCTGTGTCAACCAAATCATTCCATGAAATAGCGGCACCAAGATTCCACCAATCGGTGATATCCATATCGGCGCGGGCGGTAAGAGCATAACCGTTTTGGATACCTGCACCATTTGCGGTGTTGAATCCATCAGTGTATGCAACACGAATGTTCGTGCGACCAAAATCCTTACCAAATTCAATACCTTGCGAGCGTCCTTGTCCGTAGGTATAAGCAACGATTGAACGGTCAGCGGCAAGTGTATCAGTTTGTGATACAAGAACTTCCTTCATGAAAGGCGCCTTAAACTGTCCGAACTTGAAATCAAGACCACCAAGATTACCTACACCGTAAGCATCCTTGAGGTCAAAATTACCACCGTCACTCCATTGACCGCTAACCTTATAACCGATACCATAAACATCACCACTGAGGATGAGTCTGGCACGTTGAAGACTGAAACCATGGTCTGCTTCGTCTTCTCCGCCACCGTTATAAGTGAAGCGAGTTTGTACAAATCCTCCAACATTGACAGTTACAGGATTAGCACCCTGCATCATTGTTCGAGCATCTGCGTCAGCAAGCACTTCTTCTACAAGTGCCTTTGTTTCCTCTGCACGGCGATTGTTCAACCAAGTTGGTTCTTGGGTTGAAAGTTGAGCGATTCTTGCTTCTGCTCTGTCTAGTCTTCGTTGAAGGTCTTCGTATGAAGGTTCTTCAGCAACGACAGGAACTGCGAACGAAGCGACAATAATCGCACCAACAATTGCACCGTACATTGTCCATTTCTTTTTACTCATAGGACTATCTCCTTCTGGTATCTGCTGATTAGTTTACTGCGCCAGAAACGAGACTCCAGAGAGACTCAATTGCCTGTCCACACCAAACAACTCCGTCCCAAGCAAATGGAACAAGTGCTAGTGTGATTAGCATTGAACGGGTTACACCGATTCGTCCTAGTGTTTTAGTAACTACATCATTTCCGCACTCAGTAGTGCATCCTTTTGTACTCATGGCATTTTCTCCTTTTATTGCCTTAAAGTAGTTTGGGACGCTACTAGCGTCCCAGAGAGAATCACAACTCCGTGATTCAAGTGTTATATACTTGTGGTTATTATATAGTATTTCTACTTCCTAGTCAAGAAGTTAAATCAACGATTTCACAACTATTGCCTGTACAGGCAAAGGTTTGTGTGCCGGAAGTGTTGTCTTCCTGCTCAAAATCCCCTAGTTTTGTCCAGTCGATATTTTTTGGTAATTTTTTACTTAATTCCAAATATTCTTCCTTACTACAATCTTGATATGGTGCTTGCCTATAACTATGGTCTGAGTAAGGCAAGAATGATATACCTGATATACTGTCAAAATGTTCCCATACCCACGAACCGACTGTCATCCATTCATGTTCCTTTACTGTAATTGTGACAGATGGTTTGTGTTCACACCAATGCTCTTGGTATAAAGACCAAAGTTCTAATTGTTCAATCGCACTCAAGTCGTCTCGGCAAACTGCCCCTTTTGGTGATTTCATCGGGAATGAAAATACCATAGTGTGTTCTGGTTTCATTACATCTGGTTCAGCAGGAAATCCTTCGCTAATCATAAATTGACACAAAGGGTCTTTTACATCTGCACGAACGGTTCGAATGTAATAGTCTGCGTGACGAGCATGTATACCAGAGGATGCATCAACAAGTTGAGATACTGTTCCGCTTGGTTTTACACAAGTCGTTGCGGCAGATGGACTGATTCCTAGTTTCTTTGCATACTCCTTGTTTGTGTCAACAACAATTTGCTTTAGTTCATCTAACAACTTGGCAAGATTTCCCTTGTCGCCTCTTGTGTATGCATTATCCATAATTCCTGTCAGAGAAACTCCAAGCAGTCTTTCTTCTTCACAATTCTTTGCCCACTCGCTAGAGAGGTAACGAAAGTTTGTGAGTGTAGATTGCCATGTTCCAAGAATTGCCGCAAGTCTTGCTTTCTTTTTTAAAGTTTCTGGTGTGTCTTCTTTTCTAATTACAACTTCAGTAAGATTACAAAACTCTCTGTCACGCAAAATAATTTCAGAGCATGGGTTTGTGCCAAAGTCATAATTTGGGTCTCGTCTGTCACCAAGTTTTTCTACCGTGTTTTTTGCCGCTTCTCTGTTAAACATTCCGCGTTCACCAGACTTGGACTTATAAAGTGCTAACCACTCTTCCATGAATGTTCCAATTTCTGGTCGTTCTTTGTATGCAACAGAGTTGTTTGCAAGGGCGCGTTGTGGGTTTTCGTGCCACCACTGTCCTGTCTTTGCGTTTCTCATTCTCTCATCTGTTAGGGACGAAAGAGAGATGAGTGCTGACCTACGAACTCCTCCGACAACCACAACTTCCGCAATTTTACAGACGATATCGTGGCATTCGATAGAAGTGAGTTTTCTACCACTTGCTTTTTTGTATGTTTCAACTGTGAAGTTAAATAAGTCTTCAAGCGGTTGTGGTCCTGAGGCGCGTCCTCCAAAAGTTTTAAGTCTTGTGCCCGCAGGACGAATCTTTGACAAGTCCCATTGGGGTACTTGACCTCCAATAAGAAGACTAGTGAGTTCCTTATACGCCTTCGCCCAACCCAGTTTCGAATCTTGTACAACAATTGTCGTATCACTTGCTTCAAACTCCTCTGCTATTGTGGGAAGTTTATTCAATAGATTTCTTTCTACTGAAAACCCGATACCTGTTCCACACATTAAAACATAAAGAATTTCATCAAACGCACGAACACGATTAATATGAACAAATGCACAATTATATCCTGCTGTGTGGTCTCTTTGTAGTGCTTCCCCTGCGGTCATCAACGCTCTCATTGACGGCATTACATCCAAAGAAATTATTGCATCTTGTATTTCTTTTGATTCCTTTCCAACTTTATATTTACATTCATCTGCGATATGGTTCGTGAAAAAATCGAAATACCGTTGTACGGTTTCTTCCCATGTTTCTCTCCTACCCTCTTCCTCTAACCACCGAGAGTAACGAGATAGATGAATGAAATCCTGATATAATGTTGGTAAAGACATAATGCCCCTTCTTTAATTCAATTCAATGTTTTGTTGTTTATTTGTGCAGTTTTATATATGACAAAGTATATCTTCTCATCCTAATAATGCAAGATAAAAATATTAAAATGTTCCACCATCTAACACAGCATTTTCAACTTTCATTTTGTTTTGCGACACACCACCAAGTTGAATTACTCCGCCTTTACTCTGTGGGAGAGATATAGTATATTCGATAAGGTTATCTAAAGGTTCTGAGATTGATAAATTCAATCCTCCCTCTACATTTAGTCTAAAAGTTCCACCATCTGTTACACTATCGAAATCACTGTACCCTCTTGGAATTTTTAATGTTTTTCCACTACCCGATACTGCAACATCATTTTTATGTGCCTGAAAATAAAGTGAATCGAGGCCTTCAACTAAACCCACATCAACTGTGCCCTTTTTTCCTTCTGTTGAAGTAAAGAGGTCGCCAGTAAAATTGATATTACTTGCACCTCTGTTGATATCAGTTCCATTCAATGTAATTCTAGTATTGCTACCACCACCACCAATGACTGCACCACCAACCTGTCCGAGTGGAATTTGTTGCAACCATTTTTGGTCAACTGTCAATGCCTTATTTTTGTTGTCGTAAAGAAGAGGGGATGCTACTTTAAGAATAGATTCTGTTGTTTCACCCCTTTCTCCTTGAGGACCCTGTTCGCCCTTTTCGCCTTGAACTCCTTGTAAACCTTGAGGTCCTATTTCTCCTTGTTTTCCCTGTATACCTTGAGAACCTCTTTCTCCCTTGTCACCCTTATCTCCCTTGTCACCCTTTTCACCTTTATCTCCCTTTTCGCCTTGGGCGCCCTGAACTCCTTGGATGCCCTGTATACCTTGTTCGCCTTGTGTTCCTTTTTCTCCTTGGATTCCCTGTTCACCTTTGTCACCTTGGATGCCCTGTTCACCTTTGTCGCCTTGGATGCCTTGTTCGCCTACATCTCCCCTTTCACCCTGAACACCCTGCTCACCATCTTTACCATCTTTACCGTCTATTCCATCTTTACCATCGACACCATCTTTGCCGGCCAAACCATCTTTACCATCGACACCATCTTTACCATCGACACCATCTTTGCCGTCCAAACCATCGACACCATCTTTACCATCGATTCCCGCGTATCCTCTAAGACCTTGGACATAATCAACAACCTGCTCCTCTATGGCATCATCGGAATCCTCTTCAATTTCAATTTGATTTTCGGTGACCTCCTTGTACCTAAACAAAGAATTCAATCTCTTTTCACTTCCTATGAAGCATATGCTTTTACCAACCTCATCAAAAAGATAAAGTTTATGTTCACCATCACCTAACTCCAGAGACTCTGATTGATAACTCTCATCCAAAGATGACAGTATAAAAACCTCTCCTTTGTTATAATTTTGTATGTCTTTTGTTAATGTGAAATGGTCACCAGATGAGTAACTTTCATCGGTTAATATTTTTGCTTTTTCATTATATGAATTAAATCCCTCAAGCATTTAATATTTCGTTCCATTCTTTCATATTAAAAGTTTCTACAATAGGAAATCGTATACCATGTTTGGTCATAACTCTTCTACCAATAATAGTGCCTGGAACTTCCACACCCTCGAATGTAAAAGGTACATTCATTTTCTTTACATGCTGACTGTATCCTTGTGATATTTTACCCAAGGAGAGTTTAGACCCAATGTCGAATTTATTTCCGTTCTTCTCTATAATCTTATAGTTTCCTTGTTTCAAGACAGCACCATCTTGGTCGAACCTTTTAATCAATTCAACTATTAATTTTTCGAAGTCTTCTGAACTCATGTCTTTGGGTTTAACAGTCATGTATGACCGTTCTATCACATCTTTTAGTTTATCCTTTGGACATTTATCATAATCTACATCGGTAAGTTCACACTCTTGCCAGTGTCCTACCAACTGATATACACCCATTTTTCTTTTGTTTAATTCACCACGAAGTTGTCTGTTTCTTTGTATATTTTTCTTCTTGGTTAGGTTTCCTCTGTACGCAGTCAATATAGCAAAATCTTCCCCACCTTCAAACTTTCGTAAAAGACGAGAAAGACCTGCTTCGGAGATGAGGTTTTTGTTCTGTGAATCTGGACCCCAGTCATCGAGATGGGATGGTTGACTGCTATATTCATTGAAACCTAACATGGATTAATACCTCTTTATTACTATTTAGTTATTTCGTTAGTTCTTCCCAACTAACTGGAAACAGTGGTTGAATCACCTTTCCAACGGCATTTGCATACTGTTGAATCTCCCACTGTGCGTGTTCATCAATCCTTTGTTTATAAAACCTTGCATATGCCGCAAGTGAACCAGTCCAATACCATTCTGTGTACATTCCTTGTGGTAATGCAAATCGTGCTTGTTCTGGTGCAACATTAGATGCAATTAACTCTTCGTATGTACTCAATGCTCTTTGCATGAGATGTCGATATGATTCATAAAGAGGATGTGTTGCAAACCCACCAGAAGTATCTCCACCACCACTGCATTCTAGAAACTCACCACTTCCTTGTTTCATGGATTTATCTGGTCTTTGTCTCCACTTTGGATGATAAAACTCTGGGGTGTCATCGACATACCTACGACTCACCTCGTTCTCAACAAAACCTTGCTTGTGTTTAAAGAACTGTGTGCGAATAGAAATCGGTGCTTTAATCCTGAGTGTGA